TATTATTATTAAGCGGCACAACCGACCGCACAACTTAGAACCACAAATGACTTTCACTTCAAAGAAACCAACAGTAAAAATCGAAGACGCTATTCTTAGCGACTTTATGGAACTATTGGACAATCAGCAACTAGACAATGTATGGCGTAAAGAATGGACTTCTTCAAAGTCTCAAGGGCATATCAATTTTTTAACAGGTCATGCTTACAGTGGAGCTAATCCAATAATCCTTGAAATGTATCAAACATTGAGGGGTCAGGAATTGCCTTTGTGGGTAGGTTACGGACAGGCTAAAAAAGACTTGAATTGCATACCTAAAAAAGGTAGCAAAGCAGCAAAGATTCTTAGACCTAACCCAATTAAGATAGACCTTAAGAATGAAGACGGAAGCCCTAAGTTAGACAATGAAGGCAATCAAGAATTTATCATGAAAGTTACTTTCAAAGGAGCTAGTGTTTTTAATATCTCTGACTTAGTCGGATTAGATGACAAAGCACAAAGCAAACTAGATAAAATTATTGAATCATTCAAAGCAGATTGTAAGAAGTCTGTAAGGCCATTATCTGATAGATGCAAAGATGCTTACGATCGTCTTATGATCTACTCAAAAGATCTTAAAGATGGCGTTAAGCATAGAGGTGATAAAGCATACTACACAGAAGATTATGTAGTAATGCCACCTAGAGAATCATTTGTAAATGATGAAGCCTATCTAGCAACCTTAGCTCATGAATTTGCACATAGCACTGGCACAAAAGATAGACTAAATCGCAAATGGTTTCATGAGTATGGAACTTATCGAGGACTCGAAGAGATGACAGCAGAGTTTACAGCAGTGTTGGTATCTAATCGACTTCAAATAACTTGTAATACTCAGAATCACGCAGCCTATTTATCAGGGTGGGCAAAGGCTGTTAAGAACAGCAAGTCACCATCACAAGCACTTATGAAAGTATTTAGTAATGCTGTCAAAGCGGCTGATATGATAATCGGCGAACAGTAAACCTGACTCTTTCTTGGAGGGCTTTCTAGCCCTCTCTGAAAGGCTCATAAACCTTTCACTTGTAAACCTTACATTTAGAACCACAATGGAAACTAAAGAAAACCAAATCAAAAAAGCTTTTAATAAAGCTATCAATCAAGATGCTATCAACAAATTAGATTTAAAAACTCTAAGAAAGTTAGATAAAATCTTATCTAAAATTAATTATTAAAACCAAAGTCAACCCTAATAAACTTACCTTTTGGCGGTTTAGGGGTTGACTTTTTTTATGTCTTAAATCATACTGTATTTAGTTATG